CGTGGCGCTCGGGTGGGGCATTGTATGACCCGGCGAATCTGCGGGCGGCGTGTTCGTGGTGCAACTCGGCGCGGGTGTGGCGTGCGCCGGCTCGGCGTCCGTCGAGGGAGTGGTGATGTCGAACGTCGAGGCGATGGAGAAGACGCTCGCCGCGCTGGAGATTGCCGGCCGGATTGACGAGGTCGACGCGGCACGGGTGCAGGCTTTGCGGAGCATGGCGGAGGCGCTGGATGCGAAGCCGTTCAACTCGCAGATGTGGCGCGAGTACCGGGAATCGTTGGAAGGGCTGACTGCCAGTGGCGCTGACGATGGTGCAATCGAAGCCCTCCTTGCAGAGCTGTCCGCCCCGGTGGGCGACCCGAAGGCGTCCCGAGCGGGAAACGTTCGGGCATCGGCTCGCAAAGATCGCTGACCTTCTCGGTCAGCCGTTCATGCCGTGGCAGCGGCTGGTCGCTGATGTCGGCTGCGAGCTGGATCCAGCGACAGGGCTGCCGGCGTACCGGGAGATCGTGGTCACGGTTCCTCGCCAATCAGGGAAGACCGCCCTGTTCGTGTCGTGGCAGGTTGACCGAGGGTTGAACTGGGGCCGCCCGCAGCGGTCGGTGTTCACGGCGCAGACCGGCAAGGACGCCCGGGACAAGTGGCTGGACGAGATCTTCCCGCTGATCCGGCAGTCGAAGCTCGCTCCGCTGGTGGCGCAGATCAACGAGGGCATGGGCAACGAGGCGCTCAAGTGGAAGACCGGTTCGCTGATCCGGCTGCTGTCCACCTCCGCCTCGAGCGGTCACTCCAAGACGCTTGACCAGGCCGTGATGGACGAGATCTGGCACGATCAGGATGACCGTCGTGAGCAGGGTTTGCGCCCTGCGATGATCACCCGGCCGGATGCCCAGCTCCTGATCTGCTCCACCGCTGGCACTCAGGCTTCGACGGTGCTGAACCGAAAGGTGGCCGCGGGTCGGCTCGCTGTCGCGGAGGACCCGGGCGAGGGCGTGGCTTACTTCGAGTGGTCAGCCCCCGATGAGTGGGATCCGACCGACGAGGAGTCGTGGTGGTCGTTCATGCCGGCGCTGGGTCACACGATCGGCCCGGATGCGATCAGGACGGAACTTCAGTCGATGGACCGGGCCGAGTTCTTCCGGGCCTACGGCAATCGGCCGACGGGTGGCGCTGACCTTGTGATCCCGCAGGAGGTCTGGCGGAGGGTGAGCGATCCAACCGCCACCCCATCGACCCCGCTTCGGTTTGGCTTGGACGTGGCACAGGACCGTGCATCGGCATCGATCGTCGCCTACGGCGCCAATCACGTCTTCGAGGTCATCGACCACCGACCTGGGACCGGATGGGTGGCCGACCGGTGCAACGAGCTGACAGCAAAGCATTCGACGACCATTGCCCTGGACTTCGGCGGCCCAGCCGGGGTGCTGGCGGATTCGATCAAGAGCTGCACCCGTCTCCAGGGCCGTGACGTGATCCAGGCGTGCGGTGCTCTGTATGACGCGATTGTTGAGGCCACCGTGACGTTCAGAACAGATCCGGCGATGGATGCCGCCGTGGATGGCGTGGTCCGCAAGCCTGTCGGTGATCAGTGGGTGTGGTCACGTAAGGCGTCGATGGCTGATGTCACGCCGCTCGTTGCTGCCACGGTCGCTCGAGGTGCCGCCCCCTCGTTTTCGATGCCGATGGCCGCATGGCGCTGATCGCCCTCGCTGTCTTCGGTGTCCTGCTGGTCGTCGCCGGTGTGGCGCTCGTGTCTGTTCCTGCCGCTGTCATCGCTCTCGGCGTTTCGTGCGTGGCCGCCGCCTACCTGATCGCTGAGGAGGGTTGATGAAGCTGCTCGCACCTCTCCGGCGGTCAACCGAGTCCCGTTACTCCATCGGCGACCTGGCCGAGTGGATCACCACGTTCAACTTCAACGGGCTGACCTATGGCGCCCAGGGTGTCCAGACGACGTACGGCCGGACCCCGACGGAACCGATCGCTGACAACTTCACGGGCCTCGTGCAGGGCGCTCTGCGGTCGAACGGTGTCGTGGCGGCGGTGGAGCTCGTCCGGGTGTCGGTGTTCTCGGAGGCCCGGTTCCAGTTCCAGCAGCTCCGGGCGGGACGACCGGGGGAGCTGTTCGGCACCGAGGCGCTGGCGGCGCTCGAGCGGCCCTGGCCGGGTGGGACGACCGGGGATCTGCTGGCCCGGATGCTGCTCGACGCCGACTTCGCCGGGAACGCGTTCGTGGCGCGGCTGGATGACGAGTTCGTGCGGCTCCGACCGGACTGGGTCGACATCGTCCTCCAGGGCCGGATGGTCCGAGGGAAGATCGTCGGCTACCAGCGGTTCGGGTACCAGTACTTCCAGGACGGCGACCGGCAGTCGGCCCCGACGTCGTTCCTCGCTGATGAGATCGCCCACTTCGCGCCGATGCCGGACCCCGTCGCGACCTACCGGGGCATGTCGTGGCTGACGCCAGTGATCAGGGAGATCATGGCCGACGGCCAGGCCACCAAGCACAAGCTGAAGTTCTTCGAGAACGCCGCCACCCCGAACCTGGCGGTCAACCTGAAGGAGATCACGGACCCGGACGTCTTCGAGATGTTCGTGGAGAAGATGTCGTCCGCCCACGACGGGGTAGACAAGGCGTACAAGACCCTCTACACGGCCGGTGGCGCTGACGTGACGGTGATCGGTGCGGACATGCGCCAGATCGACTTCAAGGTCACCCAGGGCGCCGGCGAGACGAGGATCGCGGCGGCGGCCGGCGTGCATCCGGTCATCGTCGGACTGTCGGAGGGCCTGGCCGGATCGTCGCTGAACGCCGGCAACTTCGGCCAGGCTCGCCGCCGGTTCGCGGACGGGACGCTCCGGCCATTGTGGCGCAACATCGCCGGGTCCCTCGAGACGCTCGTCCCTCCACCCCCCGCGTCACGGCTCTGGTACGACGACCGCGACATCGGGTTCCTCCGCGAGGACGAGAAGGACGCCGCCGAGATCGAGCAGATCAAGGCCGGCACGATCGCCAACCTCGTCAAGGAAGGGTTCACGTCCGAATCAGCCGTCGCGGCGGTCGACGCCCAAGACATGACCCTCCTCGTTCACACCGGCTTGGTGTCCGTGCAGCTCCAGGCGCCTGGCACGCAATCCCCCACCCCCGACATGGGAGCAAGCGATGACTCACCCCAACGCACCGCGTGACGACCTCGTCCGCCACGTCCCCTTCAGCCTCGAGCGAGCCGAGCAGGGCGACGGGCTCACGCTCACCGGTCATGGCGCGGTGTTCAACGCCTGGACGGAGATCGACTCGTGGGAAGGCCGCTTCAAGGAGCGGGTCGCCCCCGGCGCGTTCAAGAAGACCCTCCAGGAGAACGGCTCCCGGGTCCGGTTGCAGTTCGATCACGGCCAGCACCCGCTCATCGGGTCGCTGCCAATCGGTGCGATCCGCAAGATCCGCGAAGATCAGGTCGGCCTGTTCGTCGAGGCCCGCCTGGCCGACAACTGGCTGGTTCAGCCCGTCCGTGACGCCATCGAGAACGGCTCGATCGACGGGATGTCGTTCCGGTTCACCGTCGAGAAGGAAGAATGGGCCGAGCTGGACTCCGATCTCCCGGAGCGCACGATCACCGAGGTCCGGCTGATGGAGCTCGGTCCCGTGGTCTTCCCCGCCTACGAACAGACCGACGTGGGGGTCCGCAGCCTCGAGCTGGCGCGTTCCCTCCGCAACGCCGATGAGGACACCAGGCGAGAGATCGCCCAGGCCCTCCTCACCCCTGACACTCCCGAACAGGAAGCCGCCGCAGGCACTTCCGGTGAGGAAGCCGTCGATGACAGCGAGCCGCAGTCCAGGGACCTGGAGCACTCGCCGACGACTCATCATCCCGCCGCACGGCCGGGCCTCTCCGACGAGCGACGCGAACGCGACCTCGCCGACATCGAGCGGTTCGTGCTGGCGGCCACTTCCTGAAAGGACTCCGAATGGAGCTCAATCACAAGCAGGCGGTCAACCGCCTGAAGGACATCCAGGACGAGCTGGAGCGTCTCGACGAGCGGGCGAAGGACCCCGAGAAGGGCCTGACCCCCGAAGACGAGGCGTACTGGACCGAGCTGACCGACGAG